CATTTCTGGATCTAAGTTATGTTGAGTAGCGAGATCACTTACCATCTCTTCAATAAGGTCAAATTGTGCTTCAACATCTTCTTTCATCTCAGAGTACAAATAGTCAGCTGCAGTCTGAATATAATCAGTTGCAAGAGTAATCTTAGATTGAACCCACTCTGGCAAATCAGTGTCTGGCTTTAGTAGATCTTTAATCATATCAGCACAACGTGTTAGCGTTGCCAATTGATTTAGTGCCATGTCACCTTCGTAACCATACTCTTTATTATCTTTTGCTTCATTCGTTTGCGATGCTTTCAATGCTGCTGCAGTTGGAGCACCTTCGCTTCCAGGCTTGCGCATCTTTTCGCCAGAACCAGCTTTAATTCGTTTTTGTTTGGCATGGATGTTGTCCCACAATCCACGCTGGCTTTCTTTGATACATGAATCAGCAGAGCATGGTTTAGTTCCTGGAACTCTTTTATATCCAGTCCAGCAGGTGCATCCTGATTTCTTTGCTTCTTCTATTAGCTGTTTAAATGAAAACATTTTTTATCCTATTTTCTTAGCAGAAGCACGTAAGAACCATGCATGCTTCTGGTGTGTATCTATTCTATCCGCAATAAAATTACAAATACCTTGTTGTTTGTCTGCATTTGCAATAGTGAACACTTTATTTAGGCTAGCCAAGACTTCGTCATTTGCCTTGATAAGACTAGCCAGAATATCAGAAAGAAGTTCTACTCTGGTAGTCTCTTCCTGTAATGTTTTATACTTAAACAGGTCATCTAAACTGACTGGAGCATAATCATCTAACTTACGTAGCAGTTCACCAATTGGATCTACTGAGTTATAAACATCAGTATACAGATCTCCAAAGAATTCGTGGAATTGAGTGAACTCTATGCCCTCAATGTTCCAATGAAATTGATGAGCCTTATAGTACATCACTGTTGTATTTGCCAACAGGACTTTGATTGCTGTTTTTAGTTCATCCATTTTTTATATGTTCTTTAAATGTAATTATTTTAACATCTTGTATCCATTTAGATACTAATTTACCAGAGTCTTCTTTTAATAGTAGATGGTTTGAACCACGCTTAACAATCTCATACTTCTTACCATTAGACTCAACAACTTCTCCGACATTAAAGATTTCACCTGAGTGATACATCTCACGAATATCGTCTTTAACTAGATTGATCTGCTCTTTGATTATATCTAAACCAAGACCAGTTCTTATGTCATTCATTAATCTACGACTATCAAGATCTCTAATAGATGATGGTAGTGCTTTCTTAAACTGTTCATACAATCCCTTGGAAGCGAATGAACGAATAGTTTCAGATTCGTCTGGATCGCTTTCTCCAGTATTGATAACAGTAACATTATACTTCTTTAGTGCTCGTGGAACTTCTGCGCCAGTCACTAAAATAATATTTGAATAGTTTTCTTTTAGACTCTTAACGATATCTACCAAATTCTTTTCAGATTCGACAAAGTTGGTCTTAGGAAAAATCAGATTCAAATACTGAAGTTTCTTTTCTACTAATAGTGGATTCTTTTTCGCATCGCTAACAGTGGATGCATAGATTACGTGGTCTGCGCTACGTTGCTCAGCCAGTGCTTTGACAGCCTTTACAATAAGTTCATGACCCACGTTTGGAGGGTTAAACTTACCACAGGCTAGAACTACCGTTTTAGATGGGAGTTCTTTTAATAATTGTTTGTAATCTTTCATTTAATCCATCTGTATAGTATTATATCTTATTTATAATCCTCAATGTTTCATCGAGAACTTTATACCTGTATTGTCGGAATCTTTGGCATTGGCTCCATATGCAAACTTAAATTCAGCGTTAGAAAACAACTTCTTAGAGAAGGTCATCGAGTCGCCAACGAAGTTTAGATAGACCTGTTCAGTCTTCATCTCTCTACTAATGTTATTTAAGATTTCTTGATAGATCTTATTCTTATTCATATACTCGACTAAAGCATATCCCATTGGGGCTAAGATTAAAGAATAGTATTTTTTATAAGTTGGAGTGCTAAAGACTACAGCTAATGAATCTGGACTAGCATTCTTACCCAAGGACTCGTACATCGGAGCATATTCTGTATTGAACATCTTGATTCTGTTGGCTGGAGTTTTACTTGCAGTTGCTATTTTCTGTATAGCTGCAGATACATCTGCAATAGTGAATGCTCCCTTTGCACCAACTATAGATTTTAGAGTAGTGTAAGAGGGTAACTTTAAAGTCTCGAATGCTTTAAGAATTTTTGTAGAAGTATTATCATCAGCACCAGCCAAAGCCTGTAAAACTCCGATGGCTTTCTTTTCTTCTGCTGTTGGTGTCTTATAGACTTTGCCGATGTTATTAACAATAGCACCAATTGATGGAGCAGCACCTGCTTCGAATTTAGCAGATACATCTACGTGAACAGATTTATTACCAACCTTTTTATCAAGATAAAAGTCAACCAATGCTTCATTACTGATAACAGAGAATCCAAACTTTGTATAACCCTTACCGAATGGTTGGGTTAGATACCAACGAAGTGATAAAATTTCCCCAAAGTCTTTACCGATTGCTTGACGATCTTGTGGCTTAATTGAGACCATTGCTTTCTTGGCAGCAGCATTCATTGTGATACTATCTTTAGTGGTTTTATTATCAACAATAGATCTATACAATTCTGTTAAAACAGTTTTGATATCTGCTCCAACTTTAAGATTATCGATACCTGCATACACAGCCTTATCGAATTTAGCAATATCAGTATACCCAGAAGCAATAGTTAAATTTAATTTCTCTGGTGCTAGATCTTTAGTCTTGAGAGTACCCTTCTCAGTAAATGTATTGAGAATGAAACAAGTGGCACCAGTCTTACAATCAGCAATTGCTGTAGTAAGTGTCAGTAACTTTGCTTTGTACTTACCAGAGATCGCCTTCTCATCTGTTGCGCTAATGTCACTTAACTTACCTTTTATACCAGAAGATTTTAGAAGATCTTCCAAAGTTCCTGGATGTGCTACTTCTACAGACTTAATCTGAGTCTGATATCTGGATGTTTTTACAGAAGCACCAGCACCTTTCTTCTTAAGAAAGTCTGATATGTTCTTGGCTGTTAAAGCCATTTCAGGATATTTGTATGCCATATAGTTGATCTTACAATAATCAACTATTTAGGTCAAGTCATTCGGTTGTATTTACGATCCCATTTACCGATTTGATCTATGATCTTTCGAGTGGCCATGTTGTTTCTTAAATCGTAATCAAACGTCTTTAAGAAGAAGTGAAGAGTAGACGAATCTCGTTTCTTTTTATAACGATTCAACAGGATGTTGATTTCTACTCTGGGTCTACGCATCTTAAAATCTAGATACACACAATGCGCATATGCTTGTATCTCATCAAACTCAGAGAGGTATGCTCTCTGTTCATCCTTCTTTGCTATACCCACCTTTTTATATGGTACAACGTAGTTACTCCATGAGTCATCTCTTCTCTCGTACTGCATGAAGTGTATCAATTCGTGCATGAGAGTTTGAATAAATCTCATCTTAAATGCTGTCCAAGACTTATTTGTAAAGGAGAATGAATTGAACCTATCAGTATAGATTTGTATGGTTATCTGTCTCTCATCTGGAGCATATTCACCACCAATTCCTACATAGGTTTCAGTCCACTTTGCTTTAGACTTTTCCTTACGCCATTCGACTTTGGTGCGCCACTTCTTAGCATAGTTGGCAAGACCGACAGAATCGTTCTTATAACGATCTAGATCAATCCAGACTTTTGAGGGTGTGAGTTTAGCTCTGAATGGACGCTCATAAAAGTTGAGCAGTTCCATCCAGTCGTAATTGGCTTTTTCTAGGAAGTTCATAGTTCCCAGAAAGTTCTTGCTTAACTAAACTGTTTCTCCAAGTGCGCAAGTACTTTCCCCTGCTCCTCTAAGTTAGTGTTTACAAACTCAGTAATATAAGGCATCAAGTCAAAGTTTGACAATAGATTACTATATTTAGTCTCCCGACCCTTTAGGAAAGTTTCAGACTGGTCAGAACCCCTATTTTTGTATCTCTGTTCTAACATAGGTTTCGGGACTGCCAAATAGACCACTTGCAATTCGGTATTAGGTAACTCCATACAAAACTCTAGGAATGACTGGTTGAAGACTCGATCTCCCTCGAAAAGGATATTGCAGTTATTAGACTTAACCCACTCTTGGAGGTTTGGTTGGACTGCCATCGAAAGCCGATCTGTTCCAGCAAAGGTTTCACCCTCATCATATTTACCAAGGATGTATAGATCTCGTTCGGTATTATAGGATGCTGATACCAACTTGGCTGGTTCACCTACAATCCACTGTTTATTTTCCATAAATTTACGAAACAGTGTAGTCTTACCAGTTCCAGGTTGCCCACCAACTGCGATAATCTTTCTAGTCTTAGTGGGGTTTCTAATCAACTGAACACTAATCTCGTCAACTACTCCAAATTTATCAAACATTTCTGACTTCCTTTATTAAATCCATCAATTCTTCTTTATTAAATACCCATACTCTTCCACGAAAAGATATAGTATCTGAGTCAAGATCTTGCTTCTTCGTGAATCTTGCTTTGTTAATTATACTTTCAGAAATCTTCTTAGACAAATTTTGTTTAATGATGTCGTGGTAGTCTACAGTTTCTTTCAATTTGGCAAGTTCAAATGTTGTAACTTTATGTTCAACGACAACTTCATTCATATCAAATTGATCTAAAACTTCATCTACAGGTTTTTGTACACTTATGGTATTTGTAGTATAAGATCCACTTGCTGCAACAGTGCCTGTATTCATTGCAGTATTGATACTGAGAGTCCCACCATTTGAAAATGGTTGTAAACCTGTACCAGTCACAATCATATTATCACCCCAGTTGGGCTGTGGTTTATTAATAGCCATTAAAAATTCTCCAATCCAATTAGTATAGATTCTTCATCATTAAACATCCATTCTAAATTTTCTAATTTACCTGAATTCAGGAAAGAAGAAAACCTTTCTTTATCGATACCACGTTTATGGTCTAATCTAAAATCAATTGTTTCTTCACGTGCTTGCCAAAGAACATCCCAATCAATACCATACCAACTATCATTCTCTGCTTTAACAATCTCTTCAGCCTGACGATCTAGATAGTAACCAAGGTAACGTCCATGGTGTTCTCTGAATAGTTTCTTAAAAGAACACAAGCAGGTTTCCATGGTAAAGAAATCAATCTGTCCTGCTAAGTCAGGGAATCGTCTTTTACTTTCTTCCAGAATTTCTTTTGCATGTACTTCGAGGTTTGAATACTCCATATTACTGAGTCTTCGATCACAATCGGATTCTTGTCCAAGGGCATACAGAAGTCCATTACGATGACTACGGGAACCATCATAATCGTCCAGCATGAGAGAAGTAGGATTAACAGAGATGCCAGCAGTATGTTTAAGATGCTGTAAGTAAAACCAAGTGGAATAACGACCAAATTTATGCAGGCTCGACTTAACCCCATCCCACAGTCTATCAAAAGTGTCTTCCTCTGATGATGCATAAAAACTTTCCATCCTATCACGTTGTGTTCCACTTCCTATAAATTTTTGGTAAGACTCGAACATGGCAGGAAGATGTCCTTTGTTCCACTTTGTATCAGTTTGATATCGTAGTCTCTTATAGTTAGCTGTATTCCATTGAGTGATTCTATCAACTGTTGCTAATTCATAATCAGGAAACTCATTCATTAGTACCCATGCAGTTTGCAACTGGTATGTATTACCATAAAGCCATGCAAACCAAAGACGCTGTTCATCATTGTGTTCATATCTTTTATTAAGATAGTTCGTTGCCCATACTGCTGGATCACAATCATCATACTTCAATGACCATGCGTACCAGCGTATGAATGCTTCTTTACGATTTTCTTGTAAACGATAATCCATTATAAAAATTCTTGTAGTGTTGGTTGATTCATAAGAGCATCTCGTAGCCATGCTGTACCAACTGCATCAATTGCTGTTTGAGTTTTTTCTTTCTTCTTGTCACCCCATTTATATAATTCTAATCCTTCTAACCTAAACTGATCTTGTGCTTTGCTTGGTGGCAGAGCAGAGGATGGATTGATAATAGCATTATTTCTGTAGCTAATTTGCTCTTGCCTAGTTGAGAATAATGGTTGGTCAGAACGTAACGAGCCAGTCGGGTCAACTGCCCAGAAGATGAGTCCATTGCGATAATGCCATGTGACTGAAGAAGGTGTGCAAGAGATTTTAAGTCGTTTAGACTTTCGTTCTTCGACTGCGTATTTAATCCATGCGTCCCAACACTTTGATGCGTATCCATTTCCTTCTTTTCCTTCGAGTGTTACGATCTCATACAGGTTGGCATAACCATCACGATTGAATGTAGCAAAGATTAAACAAACAACATCACCATTAACTTCATAAGCCATTGGTAATGCTTTGTCATAATTGTGAAACCGATACCATAATGAATGTGCAGCCGATAAGAATTTTGTATTCTTACCAGCTGGAATATTTGAAATAATGTTTTCTACTTTTGCTAAATCAACTAATATCATTTTTGGTAATCTAATGCATCTTTAATATCAACTCGCTCAATCGTCAATGCAAGGTCACCATCAAATGTATTGTAATGATTCATAAGAACATTAACTGGAAACCCTGCAACCTCAGCACGTTTTGGAACATCTGCCGTAGAGGTAATTATACTCCCACATTCAATACTTGTCAAGTATAATGGACGTTTACCATTACGATAGAATCGCAACTTACGATCTACATAAAGTTCACACACTGCCATAGATGCATCTGGGAACTCTCTGAGTGGGTCATCTGAATGTAATACTAACTCAGAGTCATTCTTAGTTTCAAATGTGTAAGGATAAATGTTACCCCAGTTCTCAGGAAGTTCTTGTGTAATAACTCCATTATGAACAATGGACTTCAATTCATTTGCTAGCGGTTGATTATAAGATAAATCGCTAGTGCTATATCTACAGTGACCAATAAGGTAAAGAGTACCATCGTCATTAACCATCTCCTTCATATTATCAATATGCATATGAGTATCAATAAATCTATCAGATGGCATTGCTTCTTTGATAGTTACAACTGACTTACTCCAATGCGGTAAAAAAGATATACCTGTCGCATGCATTCCTCGAATCTTAGACTCAAGGAATACTCTACGAATCATTTCAAAATCCTCATGACGAGGATTCTTTAACACAGCACCAATTATGGAACACATTATTAGAAAAACTCCTCAAGAGCACCTTTGGTTGTAGGATGATATTTAGCAAGCATATCTTCACCACCCTGTTTAGCACTCAAGAAGTCATACCACTCTTTCTCATCCCACATACCTGCAGTAACACCATTCCAAAGATGGCGATCTTTATGTTCTGGGTGTTCTTTATTTAACCTGCGTCCCTCTACATATTCATAGCGTGCATCTTCATATGCTTTGCTACCCAACTCGAGCATCTTTTCTCTGAAGTAAACAACAAGACTAATACGCTCTGAACCTTCTGGACAAACAATCGGAGTATTACCATGCATAACTTCGTGATTGTTGATAAGAAGCAAATCACCTGGACGTGGATTAACTGCAACACGATACTCAGGAGCAATCAGATATCCACCAGTATACTTACCATCATTAGACAATGTCAATAGATTCGACAAACCTTCATTCAAGTCACCTGCATCGTAGTGAGCAGCAGTTCTAAATGTATTGTTAACAGTGATAGTTGTGAATGGAGTTTCAGGAACTAAGAATGCTGAATCAAGTTTGTTTGCTGCAGACATCTGCGCTGCAAAACGCTCTGGAAGATATTCCTTAAATCCTTTAGATAGTTGCTGAAGGAATGGATATGACATCTTAAACTTTTCAAAGTTATTTGCAGTATAAGAAGTAGCACGACCATAAGGGATACGTGGGTAACGATCGAACCAACCAGCAATGCCAGAAAGAACTCCATTAGCATAAGTTGTTGGACAAACATATTTCTTTTGAATGCGCAGGGATTCGTAATGTTGTTCTGTATCTGATAGTTTGCTTGTCGCTTCAACCCACTTCTCGAAATCAAAACCATCTTTCTTAACTGCTTGGATACCCCAAACATTATTTCGTGTGGATGGTTTCTGAACAGCGTTTTTATATTTCTGACGAATCTGTTCAACTGGATCTTCACCAAGCATAGCCTTTGCTTCTTCAAAGTATTCTAAGATGGCATATTCATACTCAGTAACCCACTCACGATTACCCAATTTGTCGCCACGTGGTCCAGCTGCTTTACCTCTGTTCTGAGTTTCAGTTGCTGCATCTTTCAGACCAAGATATGCTTGATCTTGTTGCTCTTGTGTGAAGTAGTTCTTACGAAACTTTAGAACAATACGCTTCTCACTGTAAGGATCTCCACCATCAATTGATGATGGCATGTAAACATCAGTATCTTCTTCGATGAGATGATCATAATGAGATTCGTCTACGAATGTTCCTTCTAACTTTGAACAATCAAACTTTTCTTTTGCTACGATAACTTTTACCATATTCTCTCCTAAAACTTAAATCCGCTAAATTTTTCTTCAGTATTCATTCTCTTACCAAATGTACCTTTGTCAAAAACTGGACCATCATCTTCTTGACCAGAGTCAGACAATCCAATTTGTGCAGAGGCTTCGACATCATACAACCTCATTTTAGATCTATCAATCCCAACTACGAATCTTTTAAAGTAACTAGGATCATTATACCTGTTTTTTAATTGCTTGACAATTATTTGATTCAACTGTTCTAATTCTTCATTGCTAATCAATGCAACCATAAAGTCAGCAGTTGCTGGTAAGCCGAATGACTCTGAAGTATCTTCGAGTCCTGGATCAGAGTTTGTGAATCCAGATCGAGTAGTTTGTGTAGCCGATACAATCGGAACATTATACTCAACTGCAAGACCCCTTAACTCTTCTGCAATACTCTTAATATATGTATAAGAGTTAACACTTCCACCTTGCTTCATGCGTTGAGACGCACAAATGTTCAAATAGTCAATGAATATGATGTCTGGCGCATATTCTCTCTTCAACTTTAATTCTTCCAACAATGCTCTGAAGTGACCAGAGTGTGCGCCAGCAGTTGGATATTCTTTAATGATCAACTTACCTTTAGTCTTTTTAGCAATCTTATCAATACGATTCTCGTAAATATCTTTATCGATAACTTTCAACTCATCCATAGTAAGGTTCAGTAAGTTTGCATCGATACGTTCTGCGATTCTTTCTTCAGCCATCTCCATAGTAATGTAAAGAACATTCCTACCCTGAGTCAATACTCCTGCAGCCATGTGACACATGAACAGAGACTTACCAACACCAGTACCAGCCAATACAATGTTTAAAGTTTTCTTACTCAATCCACCTTTGGTGATTTTGTTAAAAATATCCAAATCGAAAGGAACTTTTTCTTCAACCCTGTGATAGAATTCATAACGACTTGTATGGTCATCGATGTAATCATGACCAACATGGTTATCGAAAGACACAGCAAGAGCATCACTAAGAATAGAGGGAAGAGCATCACTTGTATGGGTTTTATCCCGACCATCAATAATTTGGATTGATTTAAGAATTGCATTATATACAGCCCTGTCTTTACAAAATTTCTCGGTGTTTTCCATCAACCAGTCTTCATTGACTGGTTCATTGCTGATGTTTTTTATGTATTCATTAATGTCTGACAGTTCTTTATCGTTTAAGTCTTTCCTGTTACCTACTTCAATTGATAAAATCTCTTTAGTTGCTGGCTTGTTATATGTTGTGAAGAATTTAATTACTTCAGTTGCAAGGACAGCTTCGTTTCGTTCAGAGAAATAATCTTTTTTAATAAATGGGATAACTTTACGACAATACTTTTCATCATGTATCAGACTGCTCAGGATCTTCTGTTCTATTCTCATCAATTCCACCAGTGTATGTAATGCTATTTTCTTGGAGTTGCTTAGTGATCAAGTGTTGGAGAATGTGACCAATGTATATTTCAAATTCATCGTCATCATAACTAACACCTGAATCTTCTAGGATGTCATATTCAAATTTCATATGAACCTTCTCGGTTCCTTCTTCATCAAAAGAAACTTTTCCATAGGTATAGATTATACCTTTGTATGGTCCATCAGTCAAACGTAATGCGTCGAGACCAGTCTTCCTATTCTCGACTACTGTAACTGGCGGTTCTGCAAGATGTTTATTCATCGAACTCTAATGCTTCTAGTGCAGTATCTAATTCATCACGCATCATTACTTCGCCCTGACCGATTGAATATTTGTTCTTGATAAAATCATAGAACGACTTACTTGTAAGAATTGGCAACCAGAACTCTTTTGAGTCTGTATCTTTGATGCGATATTTCTTGTCATCGATCTCACCAGTTTCTTTGTTTACCTTTTGATACCAACCATTCGATGGCTTGATGACATGTCCTGACTCAAGCGCCACGTCAAGTAGACCAGACCACTTAGATAGACCACCATCAAAAGATACACTAACAGGGATTTTGGATTTTTCTTTGACATAACGACTTTTCTCCACGTTGATGATAAAGTTGTAACCTACAATCTCTGTGCCTTCTTTCTCTTGCTGACGACCAAGAATGTATACGTTATCTGCGGAATACATTGCACCAGTACCACCACCAACGATTGCTTTAGGGAACATACCAATTTCCATGTAGGTGTGATTAACAACAACCAGTGGAATGTCTTTTAAGTTCAGATGTGGTGTAACCATACGGAACAAACTCTTTAGTTGTTTTGCTCTAGTCATATCACCAACAGACTTACCTTCCATAGCATCTTCAACTTCTTTCTTAGAAGCAAGATTACCAATTGAGTCAATTACAATAATCAAATGCTCACCACGCTCAACTTCAGATAGTTGTTGCATGATGTCAAACTTCAATTGTTCTACATCGGTAAGGGGAGTGTGCACAACACGTGACGTGTCGATTCCGAAAGTATCAAAGTAAGACTGAGGAGTACCGAACTCAGAATCGTAAAAAAGTAAAGCAGCATCTGGATATTTGTCAAGATAAGATTTTGCCATCAGTAAACTGAAAGCAGTTTTAAAGTGTTTCGATGGACCAGCCCACATTGTAATACCTGGAGTGAGTCCACCATCAAGGCGACCTGATAAGGCTACGTTGATAATTGGAACAGAAGTAGGAATCATATCCTTCTTCTTAAAGAACTTTGATTCAGAAAGAATCGCAGAGTCTTTGATTGTGGAATTCTTTTTAATTTTGTCTAAGATGCTTGCCATATTATACCTTTAGAAATTCTAACAACTGTGTTTCAGACAATGATCCAACAACACGCTTTAATTCCTTTTCTTCTTTGTCTACTAGAACCATAGTTGGAACAGATCGAATATTAAAGTCTTGCGCCATCATAAGATTTTCATCAATGTTTACGTCTTCAACTGGAACTGTAACTTTATCACCAGCACCTTTGATCACCATTGTCAATCCTTTGCATGGACCACACCATTCAGCATAAAATTTAAGAACCTTCATTTATTTCTCCACAACAGCAACAATGTTTTCCTCATCGATAATGACTCGCTGTGCGTCACCAATTTTAACGACTTGGGCTTTATTCCATTCGATGTAAACTTTATCTCCAACTTCTACCATGGTTACATCTGGTCCAATTGCAAGGACTGTTCCCTGTTTGGAATCTCGTGCAGATGTAGTACCATCTAAGATGATTCCTGCTTCAGTGGTTTGATCTACTTTATTCTCTGCAACAAGAACTTTTTTCTTCAATGGCTTAACTATCATTTATTCTCCTAAAATTATATTATACTCTATGTATAATTACAAGACAACTATGGATTAGACTTAGAGTGTGGTACATCGAATACAAATGTAATTCGTGTACAGTCACCTGTGTTTTCAGTTCCATGCATAAGTTTATTATTGAACCAGAGCAAAGTTCCAGGTTCAACATCTACATATTCATCACCGCAAAAGTATCTATACGTACCTTGGATTGATAGATGGTATCGATCTCTTGTAAGATAATAAGTCCCATGATCAATATGTTTTTCTACACGTTCACCAACTGGCAATGCTAGGAATCCACAACGACTAAATTTCTTAAAATTTCTTCTCATGAATCCTACAACTTCTGTATGATTAGCAATCGCTCTGGTTGATATACATATCTCAGTGTTACCAACAAATTCGTCTTTGTTTGTAACACCTCCCATGACTAATTGCAGTGTACCAACTGGCGCAAATTTCCATCCAGATTGAGTTGAGTCACCGATATCCTCAATTCGTTTTTGATGATCCCAGTCAGTTGGATGTTGTTGAAGTTGCTTCAATATCTTTGAAACATTGATTCCAGTTTTAATTATTCTAATGTTGCTCATACTCTTGGTCCAAGAATCCATCCAACTATACTTCTTCTAAAGCCACTGGTGACAGGAGTGACTTCGTGTAACATTCTAGAATCAAAGAATGTAATTGATCCATATTTCTTGTTTGCTGTATATGTAGTATTACCATCATAGACTAGAACTTCACCACCTTCATACTCTTCTGGTTTAGACATCTGCATAGAAAATGATAACGATCTTGTTAATGCATTATCTGTATTTACAGCATCTGGATGGACTCCATAAAATCCTTCATACAAAGAATCATACTCTGCAAACTGTAATGCTTCTATACCATATAAAACTTTGTTAAAATTAGTAAGGTTTACATGGTGAATTGCTGTACATAACTTTTTATAGAAAAACTCATATTCAAAGAAGTCCAAGAAACATACATTAGACTTTCTACGTTCGTGTGCTTTCTTGACCATCTTTTCGTAGTCTTCTACATTCTTTGGATCAGTATATCCAACAATAGCAGCAGTTGGCTTCTCTGTGTTTAAGCAACTTCTAATATAATCAAGTTCCTTTAAATCAAAGAAGTCATCAACAGAAAGAACTACACGTCTGTCTTGTATGTTTACTAGTGGGTAGTATGAATGTTCAGCCAAAAAAGTTCTCCAATGAACTTTGTTCTTGAGTCTTCCAACCCAATGGTTCGATTACAATTTGAAGTGCGTCCAAGAATACTTTCTCGAACTGTTTGTCATAATCTATGTATGATTCCAATCCAAGTTCCTTTGGAAGTTGTTGCGGGAATGCAATGATATCTTCTTGTAATGGATTTGGTTTTTGAACATAAACAAACTTGATCTTATCACCATCTCGAATCGCTTGGTACTTTTTATCTAGTCCCATCTTTTTAGTATAGTGATTATACAACAAAGAACCACGAACATGGATTGGAGTTCCCTTTGTATAAATCGGAGAACCTGCATACTGCTTCATACCATTAACACCACGTGGGAATGCTATGTCTTCGATCGGTAATTTGACAAACTCTTTTTTAAACTCTGTGACATACGTGTGTAGTTTCTTTTCATCTCCCGAGAGAATAACTTGTAACGAATCTTTGAGTTTGTCACGAATAACAGCAGGTGTACTCGACTTGACCATTTCCAAACCCATAACTTTGATCTTAGGCTTCTCATACTGTACACCTTCTGAATTATGAACATTAATAACATAGCGTTTCTTGGCAGTCCAGATTGCCTTGTCAGCAAGAACCTCTCGCTTCATCTGCATCTTTTGACTATATGCATTCATATAATCAGCCAACTCTTGGTAACCTGAATCAATGAATGGTTGGAAAACATCTTCGCAGATCTTATCCATAAACTTGATCTTTTGTTCTGTTGTCTTACCTTCACAGGTTCGTTCAACAAGTTCTTCAAGAGTTAGATAGATCGAGTCAGTGTCAATCGCAATAACAAAATCTTTACCTTCGGTCTTTAAAGTCTTGTTAAGGAATGCATTCAACTTATTAGCCATCCAACGAATAGACAACTGACCAGAAGTAGTAATTCCTTCAGCCATACGAATATCGAAATAGCGGAAGTACTGATTACCCATGGCACCATAAGCAGAGTTCAATGCAATCTTCATCGCCATCTGCAGATTGTTTAAGCGAGAGATATCCTTCAACAAATGTTTCTTTGTTTTGTCTTTCTCGTATTCCTGTTGAACCTTTAGCATCTGTTTCTTAAACTTGCTTCGGTCAGTATACATCTTCTCCATCAACTCAGGCATGAACCCTTTGACTTCTTTAGTGTAAGTCCATCCATTCGCAGTGACACAAAGATCTCGTTGCTTTGCATACGAAAGATCAATCTCTTTGTTAAGCAACTTCTCTACATTGACTGGCATCTTCTCAGACGTTAAAGTCTCTGGGCTGATGTTGTATTGCATGATCAAATGCGGATACAATGAGTTCAAGTCAAAGGAAGCCACCCACTTATGCATACCAACAAGTGGATCTTTAACATACGCACCTTCAAATTGTGCATCTTTACCAGAGTGTGTTTTAGCAGGAATGACAATATGACGAGCACGTAAATGATTATAGATGATAGTATCCCACATACGAACCTGTGAGTAAACATCTTCTGGATTAATCTTTGCAGCATACGCCATGGTCAGGTGCAACTCTAAAAGTCGCATCTTGTCTTCGAGTTTGTCAACCAACTCTACGTCATGGATGTTATACTCAACAAATGCTTGCCAATAGTTAGTATAGAAATCTTTGAAGTCAACTCCAGGATTCGGTTTCTTTTTGTCAGCAAGTTCTTGCTCAGCGATATAGTCGAGGCGATATGATTCCTGTTTTGAATAGGTATACTTCTTGTAGAGTTCAAGATAATCTAGCTGAGAGATGCCAATGATATCGTAATGAAGTTCTTCATTACCTTTAATGAATGTCTTTCTCTCATTGATCATGCCCCATGGAGAAATTTTCTTAGAAACATCTGCACCAAGTTCACGATCAATCCTACGAATAAGATATGGCATATCGAAGAAGTCGGTATTCCAACCAGTGACAACATCTGGATAATTGTCTTGCCAGAAAAGCATAAACTCTTTTAGCAAATGTTGTTCATCACGACAAGTGATATAGACTACATCGTCACGATTATGCACGAATGGTTTAGAACCAAAAGTGATAATGCGCTTTGACTGTAGATCTTTGATGGTGATTAGAAGAACTTCTTCATTGGCAAGACGAACATCTGGGAAACCATTCTCTGTAGAAGTTTCAATGTCAATTGTAAATACTTTGATCTGTTCCATGTCCCAGTTAACAGTGTCATAGTTGTCACTGATATACTGATATGCATAGTTGGTATTACCATAAACAGCAAAGCCTTCTACCTCATCATATCGTTTGACGAAGTCTCGAGCATCTCGAATGGATCCAGGTTTAATTTCATCAACGAAAATTCCCTCCAGTGTTTTCCACTTGGAGGGTTTGTTTGATGTTACATAAAATGTTGGTTGGAAATCTAGTTTACGTTTGTAAGGTTTCCCCTTTTCATAACCTCGAATATAGATCTTGTCTCCAATCGGATGAACCGATGTATAAAATTCCATTACCAGCTACCCTCATCTACAATTCGTTGTTTAAACTTACCGTAAAGACCATTGAGTTCAACGTCTACTTCAGCATCAATAAGTTGACCAATACCAGAGGATTGATCAGAATAGATTGTTACATAACCAGCACTAACTCTAAGGCTTGCATTTGGGTTAAGTTCATCTACGAGTTTGAGAATCTTTTCTAAAGCATCACGATGTAAAGTTATTTCTTGTGTCATAATATTTTATTTGCCATTCTTAAAATTTTAACTTGATCACTTGGGGCGAGGTATGCTCTAACTGCGACTTGTCTTGATAGGTCTATTGGATTATCATAATAAGTAAATTCTACCAAATTATTCTCAAGCATAAACTCTGCCATCTGATGGATTAACTCAGACTTCAGCTTGTCTCTGGCGTCTGGATCTCCATCTTCCAATAGAGTCTTCCATTCGTAAGACATTCTGGCACGACCAACCACCATCTTTCCACCAATGATATAATCATATGTTTGGAATACTATATCATTTACCATACATCAACATCATAGCATCTAATGCGCAGTCATGAACAGGATGATGTTTAATCACATCAGTTCGGTTGAACAAAGGATGATCAATCTCGCAGTAACCATTTGTAGTTCCATAAAGGATATCTACTGCTGTTCGAACATCTCTCCACATAGCATATCCTGTAAGTACTTGCATGTCAACTCTAGTTGACAGCGAATCAATTGCCATTTGGTCAAGAGAACCACGTGCCCACATTGTTTGATTCTGAGCATTTGGAACCTTGTTCATATAGTTATGCAATGTAGTGATAGCATCTTCAGCAAGCATATCGTCACCAGAAGGTTTAAACGAAACTTTATGAACATATTCGTGTTGGTTCTTCCACCACTCAAGTGTTCCAACATCAACAGATCGTTTTAATCGTTCAATCTGATCCTTGGCATTTAACTTAACAAAGCATGCATTGTCCAATAGATCTTGGTAGGTTGGACGTTTCTCTGGATCAAAATGAATCAATGCAGCAGATAGAATTACACAGGTAGACTCTACTCCTAGAGTCTCCACATCGAACATAAACATTACCAGTCCCTTTTGTAGCCAACTTCAGTTACAAATACTTTAATCTTCTTGTCGTCATCCCAAGATTTGCAATACTCATTATCAATATCGCACAATGGTACAATTTCTTCTTTAGTAATCTCACGACTACTAACAATAGTTTCGCCAAGATACAACTGAGAAAATTCTTGCATTTCTTCAGATGTTACTGTATCTAGTGCCCACTGCTCTGCCGAACATGGATACTCCTGCTCATTATGATTGTCTGGTACTTCGATAATGTAACGCATACGATACTGTGCAATGCAATCAACCAAAACAAATTTACTCATCAATCATCTCCTTAGTTAAAGCCAGTGAATTCTTCAATGCTTTCTCAGCAACTCGCAATCCATATTCCATCTCATAGATCCTGCGTTTAGCAAGAGTCAACTCACGATTAGTTTGTTGATTTTGTTCATACAACTCTGTAGTATCTTTCTTGAGTTTCTCAACCCAAGTAGTTACTTTATGTATAGTAACCCAAGTGCCATCAGCAAGTTTAGTGTGTCCATCACGAATACGAAATTCGTCAGTCCATCTATCATTCAGTTTGTAACTTGGCATTGGTTCGAACAAAAACAATTCTTGTTCTTCCAATTTGTTTAGAACGAGAGAAAAGTTTTGTTCAATAGTTTCTTTACCGTAAAACATTATTCATCTCCTTCATCTTCATCAGACTGATATTCTTCAGTACGACCAGCCATCGCTGCATGGATATCGCAAAGAGTACGATGCCAACCATCAGTATAAGTTTTACCTGGACTACCGCATTCTTCACATGTGCGATAACTAAAATTCTCAGCAATTGAAATATAATTCCAGTGCTTATCAGTTGCTCCATTAACATAGAAACGAAGTCCTCCGAACTTTTCTTTTACTTGAGAAGCCACTGGAACCTTTGCAGTTTCTTCATCAAGTTTTACTTTGGCTTCATCAATCAGTTCTTGAGTGACAATTTTACCGACTGGATCACCATTATCTCTGAATCCAAATGTTGGTTGGCCAACTTTATCTTTAATCGATTCATAGCGACTTTTCGCTTGACGATAATCGCCAGTCAACATCCCGCAAAGAACATCAAGGATATTATACCAACCATCACCATGCGAGAAACCCCAACACATGGCGGTGTGTTGCATATTCTCATGACGATCTTTAAAGATCAGAGGATACTTTGCACACAGTGCTTCGTCTAGTTCTTTACGCATAATTAATCTCCATACCAAGTTCGGTGATCTTCAGCCACATGTTCCATACCATCATACTCATCGATGTGCCACTTAACATCATCAGGAATTTCCACAATAGCGATCTCTGCTGCCCAACTATTTGCTTGGTCTTTTATTTCTTCAATGACTGCGATCAAGTCTGGGTCAGAACGATCTTGATAATAATCATACGCACTGATATATGTGTCATCACATGGCTCAATACCTGCTTTGTAGTAATCAAAATCATCACCACGGAATTTAAACTTCGCTGGAACTTTTTGAAATCCTACACCCTTACGCTCGAGCAACTTCTCGAATGCTTCATTCGAGATACCGAACCCACCAAAACAACGATTGATTGCTACTTTCATTTTATATCCTTTGATTTATCTGCGATATCTTTATCATTACGAATTTCAATGAACACTGGAAGAAACAATGAGTCTTCTCCAGCCTTATTCTTGATACGACTATTATACTTCACTGCCACGATTTTGTCAACTAAATTTTCTTTCCAATATTGCTTTCGTTGTGCATCATTGAAACCAGATCCTACATTTACCTTTACAATTCCATCTGCAGACTCACATATAATTGCACCAAGCATACCTACTGCTTTACCTTTACCTTCTTCGACTGCAACAATCTTAAGATCGCATTCAAGTTCTCCCTTAAATTTAATCTGAGTCTTGCTTCGTTTGTCTTCCCAAACACCAGCACCATCCTTAAGAATGATACCTTCAAATCCTTCTGCAAGATAACCTTGGAAAATCTCTTGTGCTTCTTCCAGAGTTTCCACAATGGTTGATGTCACATTCCAGATCTTCCTCCCATCTGACTTTTGTTTGGCAACAATTGCCTGCAGTGTAGAGTATCGTTTTGAGTATGGACTTCCACAGTATCCATCAATGAATTGTACGTAAGGAATTAAATCCCAAACAGTTGCATGAACCAGTGCTGCTTCTTTGGCAGAGATTGTGCCTTTGTTTGCTTTGTTCAAGATGCCATTACCAGTCTGCCTGTCAGCAAATTGGTGGTCACCCTCAAGCATTACAAGTAGTTCACCATCAAAAACACAATCAATAGAACCAGCAAGAGAAATAAATTCTTGCTCCAAATTGCCAAGTAGTAAAATTTCTTTTCCATTTCTACTCCTAAATTCACACTTACCATCTCTGACGATTGCGTTGAAGCGCATGCCATCCATCTTCATTTGTGCGTAGGCTGGGAATTTAATCTTGTCAACCAACTTCTGTTCGAATGGACTGCATAACATGCATGGGTATTCAGGAATCAAACCAGACCAAACTTTGTTGGCAGTAGATACATCAACACCACACTTCAAATCTTTGGAGATGATTCTTTCCAGTACCTTAGCATCATCAGCTGATACGGATGAGAGAAGCATACGGAGATATTCAATTGCTGCATTACCAGTCACGACTCTTTCTTTCAAGTCATACAATGCAAGCATGGCTTGATCAAGACTTGTTTGATGTTTGTCTGTGGTGTACTCAGGAATCTTGCGTTGATAGAATTGAGTGAATGGATCCAGAGCCAAGCGAATGACCTCACGCAAAACTTCGTTATCGCTGTTAGCGTTTAGTTGCTCGATTTTGAAGTTGCGTGAGGCATTTGCTGCTAAACCATCTAAAAATTTATTAATATTCATTTGTGTTTCAGTTCCTTAAATTTTCTATATCTCATATCAAAACGAATTGGCTTAATGAATTTCTTCACTACACCAGTGTCCACATTATAGAAGGCAACCATCTTTGATTTATCATCAGTCAAATAATAGATGTGGTTGGATACATTCCCAACCCAATCTGGAGTTGTCTCTTGGAAAACTCTCATGCGGTTTTCCTGAAGTAACCATAAGGGAGACCCTGCGTGAAACAGAAATACTCATGGTCGCCATTAGCACCTTCAGCATCCATCAACCATGCAATGACACGTTCACGATTAGTGCCAGTGTGCATGAGATTGAGTACACGATCTTCAAACTCAATGATGGCTTTGGCTTCGGATTCTTTGCGAGCAATTTCTTCAAGCATAATAACATGACCCAACTGAATAAACTCAGCTTCAAAGTCTTTCAGCGTCCACATGCTGGTATCGATACCACGAGGACGCACACCATAGGCATCCTTGTACATATCCCAATACTGGCATTGTGCTTGTTCCAACTCAGACATTTCTTCCCATGATAGCATATCGATCTCCTGATTAAATCAAACTGAATGTAGACTTGCGTGGAGCACCAGCAGGAAAACCAGAAGTGCCCTGCACGAACCCACGTGAAACTTTACCACGCATTTTCTGCTTTGGTGCTTTGCGAGATTTTACAATCTCAATCGAGCCACCTTTGCGCAAGAATGCTTTGACTTGCTTTTCGGTTTCTTTAGCCAACTGGGCTTTGGATTTGTAGATCACATTCATCATAAAGTTCCTTTTCGATTCATCATAAGATCTATTATCGTCCAAAACTGCATTAAAGGCAACAAGTATTTTGCAATCCCCTACTGTGGGTGTGGTTATCCGAGAGTAAGCCTAAAGGTTTACTTTTTGTAAGTTGTTGATTTATAAGGGATTTTTTAGCCCCTAGGAAGGGCTAGAAGGCTCTAGGACGCTAGGGAAGGGTTTAGCCCCGACTTAGACGCTAGGAAGGCTCTAGGGGTGTCTAAACGTCCTCTGAAACTAGGAATTCAATGAAGTTTGCAGCGAGGGTTTCGTTCGGGAAAACCTGAACAATCGTTCGGTCTTGTTCGTAAACATTTTGAGCAATCACCATGATCTGCTTATGTTTAAAGACTGATACTTTGAGAAGCCAACTCCCTCTTCTAACTAAGAAGAATGAGATTAGGTTTGGTGTTAATTTGGCTTTCATCATACAAATTATTTAGGGATCCGAAGACCCCTAAAATTGTATGACTTATCTACCTATTCTTTTCGAAGCAGCATCTGCTCTGGCATGTCTAGCCTCAATGAGTGCTTCAAGAAGATTAGTGAAAAACTTTTTGATTGATTTCATAGGATGTCCTCATTCAATAATTGTTTTTCGCTTTTAGACTTTACAACAATCTTCTTTGGCTTCTTAGCATCTGGAATCAAACGCTCCAAGAAAATCTTAAGCATGCCATTAAAGAGTTCTGCATCTTTAACTTCAACTTCATCATTCAAAGCAAACGCTCGACTGAACGCACGATTTGCAATACCTCTGAACAAGAAATTATCTTCAGCTTCTTCGGTTTTGATGCTACCACGAACAGTCAACTTACCATTCTCCATTTCGATATCAATGTCAGATTGACCAAAACCTGCCACAGCCAACTCAATGGTGTAGTTGTTCTCATCTCTCTTGACGATATTGTATGGTGGATAGTTAGGAATGTTCTTGGACATGTCGTCATGAAATTTCTGTAGACGATTAAACTGCTCATCGAAACCGATAAGAAATTTGTCCATATCTTTAGTGCCCCAGAATGTGGGTGTGAAATTGTTTCCCATATCAATCTCCTTATTGTTTAGCAAATGCTTTTTTGGCATCGAATGTGTAAGCTGAAAGACCAAGAGACGTATAAAAGTCTACATGTGCTTTAGCCACGATCTTTGCGAAAGAAGATTGCGCTTCAATAAATTGATTAAGTGGTTTTTTGAGTTCTTCGTTTTTGACGCAGGTCTCAACGAATTTAGTTTTGATTCCTTGGAAAGAATCGATGGCTGTGTTAATGTTATTCAACATTGTTTTGCTCCTATTAAGCGAGTTGGAAAACTCTCAAGCAAATCCCCGAAGGCGAAAAGAAGAGAGCCGTGTTAAAATACTGGTTACGAGTTCCAGCGATGTCGTTCGTCACATCCGCTTTACCAACGATTCGTACTTTAGTGGTCCTAAGGCGAATTGGTTACGCAGCAGGTAGTTCTGCTGCTGCTTGTGCAAGTGCTTCTGCTTGTGGGTCACCTTGTTGTTTGATCTTGCTGATCACTTTAACAACTTCCTCGAAAGGATGCTTTCCCAACACTGCAAGTAGCATGTTAACTTCATTAATTTCAAGTTCAAGTTTAATCATTTTGATTTTTTTCCTATGTTATATTTCGGTACTAGTTCCCATTGGTCTTTCTCTTTAAACGATACGACCTTAATTTGCGACAGAGATGCTTTCTGATCCGCTTGAGAATTATTTAGTATCTTTAAAAGATCCCAATCCTGTAGCAAACCAGCGATTGCATTTCTACGCTCGATATCACCACTAGTGATATTCGATTCTTTACCATCCAGAGCAAACAACTCTTTGAAATGGACGATGAAGTATCTACCCTGCTTATGTAAAATATGGCAGGATTGATATAATTTGTTTTCTTTTCTGGAAGCAATGCCGATTCGAGTAAGTGTTTCTCGAACCTTTAAGAAGTTATCTGGTTCTGGCAATGTCACTTCAAGCATCGACTCTGGTTTCCAGTCGTAATAAATCATTTCGACAGTCATGATTTTCCACCTTTGTATAATTTTTCTTTTATCATAATCAAGTGTTCTTCACTAAGAAGGCTCAATGCATCTTTAGCCTTCTCGCTCGAATACCCAAAATACTCTTTAACAAGTTCGATGGAGTCAGTAGTTGCATCTTTTTTAGACCACTTACTGAAACGCTTCTTCCTTGAAATAATATTTAGGAAAAAAGAAAATTGCTGGTCTTTATCTAGTTCGGGATGTTTGTTCATCTCGTTAGCGTAAAGAACAGTATCGTGGAAATACGAAAGTCCTCTATTTACAATGAATGGTTTATAATCCTTTGCAGCCTGTGGGTCTTCAAATAAGTTTTTCTTTGTATCATTTATTGCATTTAAGAAATCAAATGGGCTCATAATCTTTAATTATCCATCGTTGCGCTGCATCAATGGCTTGCTTTTCAGTATGGAAGGTTTCCATCTGGTTTCCACCGAGTTCATTATTAAATGTTACCATGTAGTCATTAGTCATCTGTTTTTCTATAGATGCAGACCTTCCATCTTTTTGATATAGTTCAGTCATTGTAATCCAACTTCCTTCAAATTATCTCTATCAGCAAAGAATCTTTTATTGGAATACTTAGATGCAAGTACTTCCTCTAATTCTTTTTTAGTGCTCCCCTGAGCCATAAAGGTGTTGTTGTCTTTATCATAGGCATAGTAAACATCTTTATGTTTTTCTATCTTTATATCTATTCTGGATTCTTCTATTCGTTCGTGCACACTACTGTCAATGTGCATTAATAGTGCATCTACTTTTTTAGATGCAAAGTTCTCACGTTCTCTCCAGCCCCAGATAAATCCAATAGCAAAAACTACAGCCATGTAAAACAAATGTAGTAATAAGTCCATATATTCCCTTACTTGAATTTGCACTCGACCATAATTTCTGTGAGTGCTGCCATTATATTTAGTTCATGGTCAGCAACGAATGCTCCTTGATATTGATATTTAGCCAAGATCAATACAAGCGCAGGGATGCTATCTGGCATTAGGAAACTCACTGAGTTATCATAAAGTTCTCTAAACAATCCAACTGTATCAGAATCCGAGTTCTTTCCAACCCACTTTCTAGCATTAGTGAAGTCTTTTTCTTTGAGGAATTTGATTAGATCTTTATAGGATTCTTGGCTGGTATTGACTAGAATACCAGAGTCGATCTTACCTGAAACACTGTAACGCTGAAGTTCGTTTAGAACCCTACGATAATCTGGGAAATGTTTCGTGACAAGTTCTGCAACTACCTTAGGATCAAACTCAACATTCTCTTGTTTAAGAATCTGTGTTGCACGTTTGAAGAAAGTTCCTGCAAGTAACTGTTTGTCTTTTGGTTCGATCTTAAAATCGATAACTGAACAACGACTGTGGAGTGGTTCAATGATACGATTTTTATAGTTACATGTAAAGATGAAGCGACAGTTGTTACTAAATTCTTCAATGAATGAACGCAGTGCTGGTTGAACTGTATCTGCTTTCATGTAGTCTGCTTCATCGATAATGACGACCTTCTTGGCATCAGTTAATGAAACAGTAGAAGCAAAGCCAGTGATGGCAACTCGGAGAGTCTCCAGCAAACGACCTTCATCTGATCCATTGATCATAAGATACTCTGCACCAACTTCATTACATAGTGCTTTAGCAACAGTAGTCTTACCGACACCTGCTGTTCCAGTAAACATAAATGTTGGTAGTTCGCCTTTAGCGATATACTCTTTAAAAGTATTCTTTAGTGCTTCGGGAAGTACACACTCATCAATAGTCTGTGGGCGATACTTTTCTACCCAAAGAAATTGGTTATCACGGGATTCAATCATATTAAAGTTCTACTGTAAAGTTGTGGAGATTTGATCTAGTCACAAGATCATTCCATTCAAAATTTGAAATGAAATGCCCATGTAGTTTGCTATTCTTTTCTTTTTGAATATAAAGTCTTGTAGAAACTTTACGAAAATCACTATCCTTTAAATTATGTGGGGCAATATCTTGCCTTTCAGATTTAACATAACAGTTACTTCGTAATACATATCTCCAGATAGTTTTTGCATCTGGTTCATCATCACTAACTAAATCTTCTACCCAAAGTTTTTTAAACATCCACTCATTGTTAAGAGTAGATGTCAAAGCAGTTCCTTCATGTTTCATAATATATTCCTTCAATTAACGTCTGTCAAGTTTAACAACAATCCTATTCTGTTCTAATAGTGTCTTGTGTTCGATGTAAGAACCCCTTTCTGTATCATTTAGATATGCATCATACCTTCCGTATGAATCTTTAATAGCACCTTCTCCACTAACTTCTTGTAACTTATTGCTAATGTATTCTTTATCCAATAAACCAAGACCATTCATTACTTGAGCCCAATTTGGAGATTGGAACATATGATACTCGCCCATAAAAAGAGATTGATTCGGTATTGTCTTTTTAAAGATCTCTAAATGTTCCTTGATAAAATCTGTCTTAGTCATCATCTCAGGTAAAGTTCTCCAGAACAAAGTATCATTTCTTTTGGTCATGTAATGTAACTGAACAAAGTCAACAATATTGTCAAAGCACCTAGTGAAGTCTTTATTATACTTCTCTGCGTACTTTCGGTCAAGTTCCCAAAGAGGTAGCAACTTTGCAATGCCAAAAGCCTGTAGGATTGAGTTACCAATACTAGATGCTTCAAGTGGTTCTACAAATGATGCAGAAAGACCAACAGAGATACAGTTGTCAATCCAATATTTGTCTACACGACCAGCATCAAATTTAATATCCTTCGCTACCTTTACTTCTTCAGTATAGAATGATTGTATTTCTTCATGGGCTTTAGTTGCATCAATGAACTCATCACAAAATACATAACCATTACCATACCTTCCTTGAGTAGAAATTCTCCAGTTCCAACCAGAGCCAAGAGCACGTGAAAGTGTATAGGGTTTTAGATCAGAAATATCATTTGTTGGAAATGCTAATGCATGATTCATTGGCAGATATTTTTTATATGAGATCCACTTAGCACCCTGCTTAGAAGAAATCACTCTCTTGAATCCAGAACTATCAATGAAGATATCTGCAACATATTCAATACCAGCATTGTCTATTAACTTAGCAACATCTCCATTTTCTGAGAACATCACTTGATCAATAATGGCATCTGTGAAATTAATACCCTTTTCTTTACACACATCATGAAGAAATTTATTTAACTTCATAGTGTTAAAATGATATTGATTAGTGCTTTGAATACCAGATTGTTGTGTTACAAAGTTGGTATCCAATAGAATATCTTCAGTTGGAATACCTTTATGGATCATAGACTTCGTAAAATTTAGACGTTGACCACTGTCTGTAAACTCATCAAAGAATGGAGGAGACAATGAGTGAAAATAAGATGCACCATCACCATTCCAATTCTCAAATTTGATACCCTTCTTAAGAGCACCATCTGTCTCTCGAATCAATCTGTTGGTATTGATACCACAATAGTCAGTGAATATCTTCCAGTGTTCTGTTGAACCTTCACCAACTCCAATAATACCAATCGCACCAGACTCAATAACTGAGATTTGATACTTCGGAAAGGTAGATTTAAGAATGAGAGCAGTGATTAACCCTGCTGTTCCTGCGCCTAGTACAATTATTTTCTTCATAATCTATCTATTAGACTTCGAAGGTAGAATCTGCCTCAACTGCTACATAATAAACTAAACTACGATTGCTCTTGAAACGAGAAATCTTTTTGCTGGAAATACTAACTTTGTAATCTCCTGGAAGCATCTTTAGATTCTCAACCTTTAAGTTTACCTTAAAGGTTTTGTCAGTTGTTCCAACAACATTACTGAATGCATTTGCAGTCGCATTCTTTTTGTCACCAACATAAACAGTCATCTTTGATCCATCGCCAATAACAGATACGTCTGCTGAACGAGAAACAGAGCCAGACTTGTGAATAAGATTCAGCAATGCAGCTGACATATCAAACTCAATCTCATGAGCAGGGAAAGTAATTTCCTTTGTTGGTGCAGTTAGAACACTTGCATCAGCTGCAAAGAATTTATAACTACCAATACCACCCTGTGAGAAAACTACAGACTTATTGTCTGGACTGAATGTCAACTCTGGGTCATCGAACAAAGACATTGCAGCTAAGAATTCATTTAGATCATAGATGCCAAATGATGGGAATGTTTCTGTGACATCAACATCAGCCATCACGTTTTTCTGGGCTGAGATTGTAGAGAGTTTTGATCCCTCTTTCAATAGAAGATTGCTGTTGATTGTAGCAAAGTTCTTGATCAGTTCGATTGTTTCTTTAGATAATTTCATATTTTCTCCAATTAATAATAACTATGTATAAAAATTATACATTCAAAATCAAAAATAATCAAATTTATTTGATTAAATGTTGAGCCAAAACCATGCAACTGATCCAAGTCCACACGATGTTGAATCCAATAAGAGTTGGGAGCAACTTCTTATTGCTTGCCCAGATGAGAGACAGCGAGGTTGCAAGAGTGAAGAAGTACAACCACCAAAGCTGGATACCAAAGATAAGTCCAGGGATGATGATAACTGCCTTTGCTGCCCAACTGGCAAACTCTACCGTGTTGTAGTTAGTCCAGTACTCTCGAGTAAGCCACATACCAAAACAAGCACGAATCTTACCCCAGTTAGAGTGAGTAAACACAATGGCTACAAGAACCATCCAAACTGCAGTTGCTACTAAGATCTGTTCAAGAGTCATTTAATTTCCTTAGAATACTTCACATCGTGTTCATAAAGAAACATTAGACAACACATTGCATGTGCCAAGTGATTCTTTCCAGTTTCGGGATCATCTTGTTCTCCCTCTTTCCATGCCCAAAGATGTCTTTGCATTGCGTCAAAGTATCTACGTTTTGAGTCAGGAACTACTTTCCAATTATCTGGCTCATATTTCTCTGCACCAAATGTTAGGATTTCTACAGTCGCTTTTAATGCGAGTGGTGGTAGTAAACCATATTGAAGTTTACCACCATCAAATTTTCGCCCACCTGTCGTGGCAGTCTGGGACTTTTTAATGTCTTCTTTGGAAATGAATCCATCACCTTTAACATCACCAATTGGCATCGCATGTCTCCATAATATAAAATGAGTCAAGATACTCCGAAGAATATCCTGACTCATACGTCAATTAAGCACGTCGTGCGCTAAACACAGATGCACCCATAACAGCATTAGCAATGCGAACCATACGCTTGCTTGGCTGACCAAGACGATACTTGGTAGTCAATGTACCATCATGCAATTTTGCACTGTTGCTGTAAACAGCATAACCTTGCTCACGTAAATTGCGAATTGCAGATGCTGGATGTGCGATCTGGAAAGAACCTTTGATCTGCTTAGCAGTAAATTCTTTTCCAGCCTTTAGATTCTCCAACAATTTTTCTTGCTTCGACATAGATAATATCTCCATAATTAAACCATCATTAAAATTAAAAAAAGAAGGTGGGGCGATGGCAATTACCCCAACCTTCTCGGAAAATTAAACTTGGATACCATTCTCACGCAGGATCGCATTGAAGTCTTCAGTATCAGAATCAACTTCAACTGAGTCATCAATGATCTTCTGCAGACGAGAGATCTCCATGTTGTCTTCCTTAGCAACAGGTGTCTTGACTGCAACTGCTTTCTTAGCAGGTGCTTTCACAACTTTAACCTTAGCAACCTTAACAGGTTTAGCCTTAGCTGGTTTCACAGCAGAGTCTTTCGCAAATTGCGACAACTCAACAGCAGTAGGAACAGGAAGTTGGTATACACCACGCTCAACCTTGTTCTTATTGAACAACCAGTTAGGATAACCAATCTTCTCACCCTTAACACCAGTCCGTTGATCACGCAAGGTGTAATAGATGGAAGCACATTCCTTCAAAGTAATCTGTGGGTCTTTCTTGTATTGAGGATTGCTCTCAATAACAGACACAACAAATTTCTTCTGGGACATAGACAAATTAGCGAATTTCAACATAACAAATTTCCTTTTTCAAAGTTCAAGACAGAATTATACAACAAGTTTCAATGTAAGACAAGTTTAAAATGGAACCTCATCGGTAGGATCGATTGCAGCAACTTCTGGTGTAGGTACTACCTCAGGAGCAGGGTTTGCAACCTTCTCAAACAAGTCCATGAATGCAGTCTTCGTTGCGGAGTCGAAACGATTGCAGCAAAGTTCTACTGCTTTCGTACGACTCTTGAAGATTGCAAACGCACGCACAATGTGGATCATACGACGAGTCGTAATATTTTCATCCACGCCACCATCGGCAAAGGTGCGACGAATTGCGTCTGCCCATTTAACCAATGTCTCTGCGAATTCTACATCTTTGCATCCGTAGAAGTCCATCAGATTCTCAACAATCTTTTGCTCAATCTTAGCACTTGGGTAATCCTGCTCAAACGTAACAGCGAATCGTTCCAAGAATGCTTCGTTGAGCACGTTAGTACCAATGTAACGACCATCATCGCTACCCTTACCCTTAGTGTTTGCTGTTGCAAACATATTGAATCCTTCAGCTGGAACAATCATCTCGTTCTTCAACTTGAAGTAATATGGCTTACCCTCAAGAATCGGTTGCAAGCAAAGCAAAGTATTTGCAGAGCCAGCATCAATCTCATCAAGCAAGAGTGCAGTTCCAGTTCGCATGGCGATCAAGACTGGACCTTCGATGATCTCGACATTACCATTTTCCAAAGTCTTGGAGCCAATGAGTTGTTCTTCATCAGTCATCATGTTTAAGTTAACACGAATCAGAGGACGTTTGTGCTTGGCACAAATTTGTTCAACCATCGTGGACTTGCCATTCCCAGTTGGACCAGAAACAAACACAGGATAGAAAATCTTAGTCTTGATAATAGTTTCAAGATCATTGTAGTTACCGAATGGTACAAAGTTCGGATCCTTCTTAGGAATCAATGAATCAGTATTCGTATAGTCCACAGTGAAAGATTCTACAACAGCTACAGGTTTACGAACAGTGTTACCTTCAACTGCAGGAACACCACCATCGATGGCATACAAACCACGACCAAGTTTATTCTTCATGAGCCACAAAGGATATTTGTCAGTCTTAAGTTTAGCCATACACTCAATCAACTGAGGTCGGGATACCGTACCTTTAGTTTTGATGTCAGGAAACATCTCATTGAGTTTTTCCTCAAAAGTCGCACGAAAAGCCACATCACATTTTGCCATCATTTTCTCCATAATATAACAACCAATCAATAACTGTATTATTCCCTAAACTGCAATCAAAGACAAGCCTTTTTGGGAATTCCCCTACACTTTGTATGGGATTATTTTCACCTGTAAAATCAACAACTTACGCAACGTATCCCACGAACCGATTCAGGAGGACTCGGCTAGTCTGTTTTACATTGAGGAATTTGCTGAAGTTCTTTGCAATTGCCTTAGCGTTTGCATCTTCTTTCACTTCCAACTCACCCTCAACAATCTTCGTAGAAGACTGTGGGACTAAGAACAAGTCATCACGACCAGTGCCTTTGATTGAAGCGAATCCTTGATCACGAAACTCTTTTCTCCAAGTATCAATGATATTGTATTCATTACCTGAAAAGACTGGTAAGTTTGAACGAATCGCAGAACATAAATCACGACGAGCATTACGGCAGATATAAAATCCAACAACCACGCAGTTGTGACGATCTTTGATCATCTGAATAATCGTAGATGTTTGTTCATTAGAATTTTTATTCAGCTGATAAGTTTTCTGTGTTTTATCATCACGAATAAAGTATTTGTGTTTGATCCTTTTGTAACCACTAGTGGAATACACATTCTCATGCTCTTGCATACTACTATTGACAGTATACAATGCACTACCTTCACCATCAGTTAAGGTAATGAGTGTCATCTTCTCGATAGCATTTTGTTTAGTATAAGTTCCAAGATTATTGTAAACCCATACCAATGCTTCGTTCAATGGTGTTCCACCCATACTGTAACCATCATTCCAAAAGAATTTGTAGTTAGTTACACGACGAGCCATCGTATGGAATTCGCTGGTAGTCATCTTGTTCGAAAACAATTCTAATAACGAGAAATTATTATTCGTCACCAGTATATTGTTTGCATTCAAATACTCATTGTGAATACGATGCCACTCACGTTGTTTGTCATAATTATCAGGATTACGATCACCGTATTGAGAAGTGAAAGCAAGCACACGATATGGAATTTGAATACGTGCACAGAACATTGCCAAATTGATAACCTGTTTCAAGGTATCTTCCATAACGCCATCCATTGAACCAGACCAGTCCAGCAAGAAAAGCATACCATGGTTTTTACCCTGTGGTACGACACTGACACGTTTGAACAAGTCATCATTAAGTGTGTAAGACCAGACACGTTTCATATCCAATGAACCAGTCTTGGAGACCTGAGCACGTTTGTACAGGGCTGCAGACTTACGCATCTCGAATTCTTTGACCAGATAATTCACTGCACGTGTAGAATCTGTTTTGAATTTATCATACTTAGCACGATCCAATGCAAATTGATTGCGTTCATCAGCAGTCATTTCTTTGGTATTACCATTCTTGTCTTCTGTATACCAGTTGTCAATGGTTTCATTGAGGATGGTTTTGTAACCAACAATAGGATCTTTGAAGTATTTGTCATCGAATTTAACATAGTTATATTGCGTGCTGTCATCAGCCAAATCTTGCAATTTATCAGCAAAATTTCGATCAGTCTTAGACTCAAGTTCTTCTTCAGAGATAGATGGCTCATCGTCAGACTCAGTGGATTTTCCACCATGGGTTTTACGACTACTCTTTTCATCTTGATCTTCATCAGAATCTTCTTGATCCCAATTGTCTTCATAGTCATCGATGTCATCAAATTCGCCTTCTGGCTCTTCGTTAGATTCTTCAAGTTCTTCTGGATCTTCAATAAGGACACGTTTCTTTTTTTCCTGTAATTCTTCTTTCGAGAAACCATAAATTTCTTTAGCCAATTCAACCACTTCATCAATGGTCTCTGTGCGTTCAGCACGATTGACAAACAACCTTTCTTCAGGTGTGAATGTAACTCCACACTGGAATCCTGCTTTGAAATATAGATTGATTTTGTCGATGAGTAACAAGTCATCAAAATTCTGGACTTGTTTTACACCAAAGAAGTCACGATCATTGAGTTGTTTATATCCTTCGTTCATGCGTTTACGCAGTCCTGGATACTTACGTTTGATCATTTTCTCAATACGTACATCTTCGAGTACGTTGAGGTAAGTCATAATTTTACGATCTTCTTGAATTGGAACCAAGTATTCGTCACCAGTATACAAGGCATGGCCAACTTCGTGACCAGTTAGCATATCTTCAATCTCTGGAGTCATATCTTTCCAGACTGGTAAAGTCAACACACGTGCTTTGATGTCAAAAGATGCAGTGCGTGTTCTTGCACGAATCACTGAAAGATTCTCATTGGCAAGAAGACGTGCGGAAAGGTCAGATGCTTTGATGTTCATATTATTCTCCGTAAGCCATATCGTATTCTACTTCGGTCAATCGTGACTCGATGTGAGTACGATTCGCTAGGGAAAGGTCATTGCAGAACACAAGTTCTTCCTCAAGACCATACATTGCAGCCAACTCGGCTAGTTCAAAGTCACTAAATTCATTCCACATAATTTTCTCCGATTCAATAGAGTGAATTATGCACCAGTTTTAGATAAAAGACAAGCCCCTGAAAAAACCCTGTAAAATCAACAACTTACATTCCCCTACTCCTCGTAGGGGATTAGTTCGGGACTATCACTGAGAAGTCATTGCGCTTCTCAAACTTCACTACAGACCTAAACTTATCAAAGAGTTGATCACCTTTATGGCTGATTACAAAGATGTTTGTATTGTCACCAAACTGATTCATTAGGTTGAGGAAGTAATCAGTTCCTGCAGTGTCAAGAGATGAATCAAAAATCTCATCAAGCAATAGAAGATTAGTGTTGACACTGTTCTTCATCTTTGCAATCTGACGCCATGTGAAAAGGATAGCGAGATCGATACGCATCTTTTCACCTTCAGAGAAACTTGCATATGTAAAGTCATCACGATAGCGAGACTTCACAGATTCATTGAACGATTCGTCAAGTTCGAAATGAATATATGCATCCATTGCTTGTAGGTATTTATTAATCAATTTGTTCATTGCAGGAAGATACTCACGTATGATTGCTGTCTTGATACCAGTATCTTTAAGAAGAACAGAAGCAACTTCTTCTAAGTTACGTTGATCCATTAAACTATTTTTATTGTTAATCTTTTCTAGAGCATTAGTTGCGAGATCTTTTAACTTACCCTTCTCTTCATCGATATTAGTTGTGTCAGATTTAACCCTTTGGGTCTCAGCTTCAAGTTCTTTGATTTGTTTGTTAAGTAAGGTGACAGTAGAGTTCCTTGTAGATAACTCAATGTTCTTGGTTGTAATTTGCCCAACCACTTCGTTAATTTGCGATAGTTTCGATTGGAGATTTGTGAGAATGGTTTCGAGTTCACCAATCTTTGTGTTATTGTCCAACAGTTTCGAATTAAGATCCTTGATAATACCTTCTTTGTATTCCTCTGGGATATCTTGGCTACACGATGGACAAACATCGTGTTCGCTAAAAAACTCTGTGTTGTGCTCGCAAGTTTCGATTTTCTGGAGCAACTTACTACGGATTGATTTGGCTTTGTCAATGTCTTCAGATACAGTTTCTTTATCATCGATGCTTGTTTGAAGAGCAGTGATCTCCGAAACGATAGATTCGATCTCCCCCTCGACAGATAGAATCTCATCATTGTTAGCAGATATTTTTGATACGATACTTTCGATAGCACTGGACTTCGCTTCTGCGATAGTTCTGATGATTGCTTGCTGGCTTTCAACCTTGTCCTTTGCGCTTTTAATTTCGCTCTCAATGCGTAGTATAGCATCTTTAGTCTCCTGCGCCTTTTCTTTCAATAATGAATTCATTGTAGAGAAAATTCTAATGTCAAGAATATCCTCAATAACTTCTCTTCTTTGTAGTGGTGTCAGCTGCATGAATGGAACGAATGATGCAGAACCGAGAATAACTACCTGAGTGAATGTCTTATAATTCAGTCGAAGAATTTGCTGTTCTAGTACCTTCTGGTAATCACGAGAAGCAGCATCTTGATTTAACATGATACCATCACACCAGATTTCAAAGATGTTTGGCTTTATTCCACGTACTATTTTGTAGTCTTTGGTACCGATAGAAAGTTCTATCTCAACTAAACAACCCTTACCATTAATAGAGTTTACTAGTTGCCCCTTGTTAATACTACGAAAGGGTTTTCCAAATAATGAAAAGCACAATGCATCTAAGATTGTGCTTTTACCCTCACCATTTTTACCAATGATTAAAGTAGTTTGGGATTTGTTTAGGAGAACTTTGTTCGATGAGTTGCCAGTAGATAAAAAATTCTTCCAACTTACACTTTTAAAAACAATCATCAAACAACCTCAATATTAATCGCTTCAGTATATAAACCTCGCATGTATGATTTAACTTTTTCTTTGTCAACATCAGTTTCTATTGAATCAATAAAATTAGAGAGAACAGAAACTGTATCTTCTAAGTTGATGTCTTCATTGATTTCGCCTTCTTGAAATTCAGAAAGATCTTCAATAATCTTAATGTCTGCGCAACCCTTATTATACAACAGTTGCGTAAACTTGTCAAATTTATAGTAGTCAGTTTTGTTAACAACAATTAACTTTACATACTTACCATTTAGATCAAGTGATGTTAAGTCGAGTGGTTCAACTTCTTTGTCGTTGTATTCGATTCTCGTGAACATTGTATAAGGATTTTGAATGAATCCAAGTTGTCTGTTCTCGAGATCGAACAGATGAAATCCTCTGGGATCGTTATGGTCTTGCCATGTAAGTTCGTACGGATTTCCGAGATAATAAATGTGGTTATCATTAGAACGATGGTGATAATGCCCAGAGAATACCATATCAAATTTATCGAAAGTTTCTTTAGAAAGTCCTTCATGTGATTCCATTCCCCTATACATTGCGAATCCTGCAATCTCAAAATGCCCCATGCAAAGTGTTGCTGGGGTGTTCTTCATAACATCAATAGACTCTTCATAATTTTCTGCACAAATCCATGGAACCATACAAACATCAAAACCATTTAGATTAATAGTTTTGGGGCTGTCTATCACTTCAATATTATTGTATTGTGTCAGTAACAAATCTGGAGAGTTTACATCATTGGTATTTTTGTAGTATGTATCATGGTTACCAGCCAACATATAAACTGTTATTCCACGTTCTTCTAATTTATCAAAGAACATTTCTTTGGCTCTTTGTAGAGAATAGAAATTTACATATTTACGTCTATCAAAAGTATCACCAAGAATAAGAACAGTATCAATACCAGCTGAGTCGATAGTAGGAAAGAAAGTATTATCATAAAAGTTCTGATAGAAATCTAGAAAAGTAATACTATCATTACGAGCACCGAAGTGTTGGTCTGTAATAATTGCTACTTTCATTCTTCAACTTTCACGATCTCATATACATCATTAATACCCACTTTGGTATTAGAAAACTCCACAGCTTCTGTAAGAGTTTTAAAAATCTTACATACTCTTTGATTGCTCCCAGCCATGTAATATCTTACTTTATACATTAGATAAAACCAACCCTTCTAGATGATGCAGTTGACATACCTTCAGTCTTTTGATTGAAGACCTCAGCGATGCTATATGGTTTTGTTTCATCACCACGTTTACGAACAGCCAAATTAACACCAAGACGTTTAGCAAGGTTGTTTGCTTGTTCAACATTCAATGTATCGAAAGTTAGAATATCAAAGCAACGTCCTGGACGAACCAATGCAGAGTCAACATCACGAATAGATGGGAGATTGGTAGAGAAGATCATCTTCTTACCTTTGGTTGTAACAAGACCATCACCCACATTTAGGAAACGATGCATCATGGTGTTTCCATCAGTGCGAGATTTTAAAAATGCATCAGAGTCTTCAAGAACCATTACGTTGTCATCACTCTCGATAAAGCGAGCAAAGAAACCATCCTTCTCAAGAATCGTAGAATCGTATGAAACGATTGCGGATGAGTTTGTATGTGCTAACAATCCACGAATGAATGTAGTCTTGCCAGTTCCTGGAGGACCAATCAACAGTAGGATATTCGCTGAAGACGCCATGTAGCGTTCATAATATTCACCAAGTGTTTCACCATCTAGAAATGGATACATTTCATCGACTGGGAGACGATCACGATTCAATGGAACATTGACAGAGTTACCTTCGCTACCATAAACCCATTCGATGTGAGATGTTACGATATCAAAGTTAGATTCAACTGTCGCAACAATAGCATCTGCAAAATCTGCATCACCATAAGCACGAACAGAAACAGTATTACTGTTCACATCAAAGCGAATGTAATTGTTTGTATCACGTTCAATGATAAGACCATTAGAGGAATTACCTTGGACATGGAGGTCGTCTTTAAACATTTCCTCTGCCCATTCAGCCCACTGTTCTCGATTGCAGAGAACACTGGTTTCACGATGAATAGTACGTTGGCCAGCTTCAACACGACGCTTCAGGATCTCTGAAGTGATTAAGTCATCAAAGTCACTAACACCGAGAAAGATTTTTTCGTTTGTATTTTCGTTCATAATTTTATTCAATGCAAATTGATTATCGCTTGAATCCCAAGCAAATTTCTTGATAGTTCTTTTATTTACTTTGCTTCTGCGTCTCCGAATCGAAGGAAACTTGCGACTGCTCACTCCCTTGCTCAATTCCGCTATCCAATCCTGTATCGATCGTTCCATCTTTTACCTCATCATCTATAAATGCGTTCAACGTATTTTCCATTTTTCTCTTTGCAACCTTTTCTTTCTTACGATCGATAAAGTCATCAAAGGTATGATTGTTCTGCATAAAATCTAAATAAGCATTCTTAAATTCACCTGTCTCATCTTGCTCTTGTAACTCGAACATCTCGAATGGCATGTCCTGAATCAACTTACCTTTAATGTAAGACTGTTTCTTTTCCTTGGCAATCCTACGAAGAAATGCATAGTAGATAATCTGTGTAAAATATGCGAAAGGATTATTGGATTTTGCAGGATCAAAGTTATTAATATATTGCAGACAATTTTCTATACCATCCGAGATCATTTCATCTCGATAAGAGTAGTTTAGAAAGTTAGGTTTGTATGATAAGTGCGTTGCTATCTTTAGAATGCACTCACCAATATAATTGCTTACTTGGGGTGTTGGGAGATTGTTTTCTTTTGCATGTTGATATTTTTGTCGCATCTCAACAATTGCTGCGAGAAAATCTGCGTTGTTTACGTAGTGAGCCATAGCATTTCTTTTATCCTTTAATTCAAACTACACATAGTATACATCATCGATGACAGAAAGACAAATATATTTTTATTACAATTTAGATTTGCTTTTATAGTTGACTTGAGACATAATCACTGTGTTAGGGTTGATGACTACTAATGTTTAGTCTCGTTACCATCTATGTAAGTACTTGGTATCGAAGTATCTTCAACTTCTTCCTCTTCTTCTCCAGCTATACCTACCAACATAGCGATTCTTTTCTTGGCTTCCCTAGAACTAATAAATGGTTCTTCCTGTTCAGGCTTTTCGATTCGCCAATCATTGCTATGTTGGGCAACAATACGTCTATAATGAGGGATCATCATTTCGTGTAGACGTTTGATAAACATTACGTTTTTCTTTTCTATAGAAAAAGATGTATCATCTGTGAATTGGCAATATGGATGCGCAGTGATATGTTCTCTCCCCTCACCAACTATTGGTGTAGTTCTTATAGTCATTGGACTACCAAGTTGCACATACTTATCATCTTCTTCTTCGAGGACAGCCATGACCTGTTCCCCATTGGTTAACTTTATAACAACATAGACATCTTTGTCTGTTAGCATAAGTCTACCTCTACTATTTTTGTTTTAAATTGTTCTTCTGCATACGTTTTGTATCTTTCTGCAGCATGATTTAAAGTATGATTCTTCCAAGACTTCCAATGAAGATCGTCTGCAAGATCAAATAGATTACAAGAAGTCTTACCTTCTTTTAAACGTAACCCACGACCAATCGATTGCAGGTTACGAATCTTTGATTTAGATGGAGACGCAAAAATTACATTCTCCAATGATGGGATATTAATTCCAGTACTAAAAGTACCAAAAGAAGCAATGATAATGGCGTCACTTTCCCCCTCTGTAATATGACGGATTGCTTCTCGATCAGTGGTTTCAGTACCACCGTAGACAAAGAAAACTTTTCTTTTATCATGCACTTTATTTTTAATAAGTTCGTATAGGACTTTGCCATGCTTTTCAACGTATTGAAAAAGAACGAGCGTATTACCTTTAGAATTTACTGCCAAGTTTCGAATAAACTTATTTCTTGGTTCACAAGATACAAGCCAATCCATTTCTTCTTGGTACGTATTGTTTTTTCGCCCTTTACGAATCTCTTCATTGTACTTCAGTATTACACACATTATATTTAGGGTAGACAACCTTCCAGAATCCATGAGTGCTTTAGTTGTAGTGACTCTATGTATTGGACCAAAGACACCTTCAAGAACTAATTTATGAATTTTCTTATTGTCAAGTGTTCCAGTTGTACCAATACGATACTTGACTGTATCCATCTTTTCCATAACCCCTGTAAGAGATTTGGCTTTAAATTGGTGAGCCTCATCACCAAAGATAACATCGAATTGTTTGAACCAAGATTTTGGTTGTAGATAGACTGATTGCCAAGTTGTTACTAAAACATCTTTGGTAAAGTCTTTAGTGAAACCGCTGTAAAGTTTTTGACAATGAACTTTTGTTTCCCATCCATTTGCAGATGAGTAATCTTCAAAGTCTGTGTACAGTTGCTCAACAAGAGATGTTGTTGGAACTATAATGATACACTTACGATTATTTTCTAAATGCCATCGTAAGATAGAATAGATTATTAACGATTTCCCTGAAGCAGTCGGCGATAAGAGTAGTACTCTGTCACTAGCAATTGCTTTATGGATAGCATCGCACTGGTAGTCTCTGACTGTGATCGCTTCGTTTCTTGATTGTGGATTGAGTGTTTCGACCCATCGCTCAATGTCACTGTATACGATATCATTTTGTAAGAAGTGTTCAGGTTTGACATATTGTAGTTCATAATTATTCCTTTCGGCAAATTCTTGTACATAAGAAACAAGACCAACATAAAGAGTTTTTCTTACTGCATCATACAAACGCACTTTACCATCCCACAATCTTGCTCGATATTGTGGTGTAAATCTAGCACCTGGATATTCGTATGTGAAGAAGTCTACTAATTCTTGTTCAATGCTAGGATCAGAAAAGACACGAACATAGACTTCATCAAGTTTTTCAATTTTAATCATTACCATACTGCATTAAATACGCAGGTTATTCTACTATTAGACTTATTTAAAGGGACTTGGTGTTGCATCCACGATGGCCATATTAACATCAACCCATCTTTTGGCGGTACTGTATATTTTGTTAAATCTACAGTGTCATCTATATTTTTAATATACACATAATCTCTGTGTGGACTTCTATCATGAAAAATAATTGGAGCAGAATTATCAGGAACTTTTAGATATAATATTCCAGAAAGAATACAATTTGGATGACAATGTTCATCATGATGATCATTAACATCCATTTCACTAAAAAATAACTCTATAACGATAGACTTTGGCACAACTTTGTGTTGAGATTGTAAATATTCAGAACACATATCATATATGCGTTTTTTTATAAATTTTAAATTATTATCTCGCATCGCATAATCATTACCATATGTGTTTTTATAATTCCAGGTATATGTTAATCTAGTTTCTTGCGCAAGGTATTCATTTGCAAATGGCAAAATTTTATCTGTAAATTGCTTATCTACATTATACCCAATTATAGAAGGAAATATATTAACAAAGTTCATTATCACATCCCAGCAAGAAACTTCTTCCATTCAACAGCAGTTTTAATTTGCCAGTCTCTTGCTTTAATTTGACCAAGGACTGACTCAAGAAAATAAATCATCGTTTCGAGATAATCTATCTTTACCTTCAAAGTATTTAGTTCGGTGTCACCTGAGAGAAATTCATCCATCTCATTCTTCAATGGTTTAACACCCTGCCATTGTTCCCAACCAAGTTGTGTTAATTCGTCACGTGATAGTTCACCACGATACAAACGAAATTTATTTTTACGGAGAATGTTACAATCAGAACTAAACTTAGTGTGTTTTAGTTTGACATTGACAAGTAATTTTAAATACTTAGCGTGAAGTTTGGGGGTAGCGGTAGTGGTTTCACCAAGATAGTTATCATCTATTTGGCAATCAACATCCCACATCTCTTGTAGTTGTTCTATATTCATAATATCCTCAAGTTATATACTGCACATTATATCGCAGTATTACAAAAAAATCAAATTTGTCTTACAAGAATCTATACCAACCGAATTTAAATGTTGCAGAACCAACTAGGTAATTCACATCATCGTTTGTAGATGCAAACGAAAGAGATTCAAGTGTTGTGGGAAACACATCAAAGAATTGGATACTTTGTATTGGATTATTTGAACTGTCTAAAATTTGTAGAACAGCATCAGAATAGTTCTTTGCCAATTCACCATATGCAGTAGTGTCCCCTGCCTGACCAGTAACATACTGATCATAACTTTCTGGGAAACCAAGAGCAACAATCCAATTGTAGATGATTCTATAATTAGTCATATTTTCATCAACCATAAAGTTAATGGTTAATTGATCATACGATAGAGTATCACCTGGAACTGGTTGTGTGGAGAATGGAGTGGCAAATGTAGGTTCACCCAACGTGATTCCTGGAAGGTTTACATTCTGTGCAAAGAATGTGACATCAGGTATTTTGTTGACAGCAAACTTAAACCCATTGGGAGACAATGGATTGATATTGGCAGGTATAGATGTATTTGGCATATAATTATTTAGGAAGAAAAAAAAGGGGAACCGAAGTCCCCCTTTTAAATACCGCTTCTATGTCGGCTTAGTAGCCAACTCGATGATTACATCAAGTTAGTAACACGTACACGACGATAGTAGTAGTTTTCGTTTGCAGTCAAACCACCAGTACCATCCAATGAAACGAATGGGTTAGCAACTAGACCGTAACGAGTCTTGAAGCCAATCTTTGGTTGGAAGCTGCTTGGATCAACCGCACGAACCAACTGTAGTGGAACGTATGGGCAATAGAACAAACCAGCGTCAAAAGCGGATGCGCCTTTGTAACCAGCAACGAAGAACTGAGTGTTGCTTACGTTTGAAGTATATGGATCAACATACACTTTGTACTTGCCGTTTAGAACACCAGCGAAAGTAGTAGAAGTGTCATCTACATTCAATGCGTTCTTACCAGTGATACCAGAAGAATAGTCAAGAACACCAGCCATCGCCAATGCAGACGCTACGTCAGCAGAAGTGATGAGGAAGTTCGCACGACCACGACGAGTTTGTTGACCGATAGCATTGGCTTCACGTTCGATTTGGAACATTAGACCTTTGAATTTTTCAACAGACCAACGACCATTAGAGTCAACGTCCAAGTCGAAAGTACCAGCAGTAGCTGTACCAACTGCAGCACCTGGTTTAGCAGTGTTGTAGATTGTACGGATAACTTCACGATTGATTTCAGCAAGAATTTCTGTAGAAAGAATGTTGCTCAATTCGCCTTCAGCGTCAAGACCATGAACTGATTTCAAGTCTTGTGCTAGTTCAATAGAGTATTCTGCCTTCAAAGCACGAGTCTTTGCAGTTACAGAAGTCTTTTCGATGCTGAATGCCATCTCACCGAAAGTACCACCACCAGAAGTACCCATGGCTTCTGCAGCAGAAGTAGCCATACCAGTACCATTAGTGTCAGCACCACCGAATACTGACGCACCAGAGTGAACACCAGTACCAGAGAAGTCAGTATCTGCTTCGTTGAACAACGCTTCAGTACCACCTTGAGTGCTGTAACGTGACTTCATTGCGAAGATCAAGCCAGTTGGCTGAGTCATTGGTTGAACACCAGCAACATCATAAGCGATAAGTTGTGGCATTGCACGACGAACCAAGCTGATCAATACTGGATCAAACTTAGCGATACCGCCAGTGTCACCATATGAACCAACGCTGTTTGTTGGAGCAGCTTCGTTCAATGCGCCAACTTGCTCATTGTACTTATACTGTTCACGTTCTTGGTTTTCCAAAAGAACTGCTGTAACTTCCTTACGGTAGTTATCTTTGATTGGGCTTGAACCTTCGTGGTTCAATACTGGAGCCCATTTCTCCATTAATTGTTTACGGTCTAACATAGTTAGTTTTCCTTTATTATTTGTTGAGTGCGGATAGATATTGTGCCATTACAGGATCAACTGCTTTCGCCTTTGACTCTGTTAACACTTCTACTGGAGCATCAGTTACTACTGATTTAACTTCAGTTAACTGCTTGGCAGTAAAATAACTTTCACGAATAGTTTTTAGTTTAGTTTCGAATGATTCAGAATCTTCAAAAGCGATTTCTTTTGCTAGAGAAAGAAACTTTTCAGTCTCAGTATCTGTCAAACCTTCGCTTACTGTACCAACGATTTCAGCACGTTTTGCTTCTGCTAGAGTTTTTGTCAACTCAATATTGGCTTCAACTTGCTCGTCAATTTTAGATTCTAATTCAGCAATTTTATTTTCCATCTCACCAAGAACATCGAAACGCTCTTCTGGGATATCGATATAGTGCTCTTCAAATAGTCCTTTCAGACCATTCACGAAACCTTCGAGAATTTCAGATTTCATGCCTTGCTCTAGGGCGATTTCATTTTGTGCCATCCACTGCTCAGCCATATAGCCGAGGTATCCATCAACTTGTTCAACAATTCCCTGTATATTCTGCTCAACTTGCTCAGCAAGTTTCGCTTCGAATTCTTCTTGAATACGTGCAGCTTCTTCAGCGACACGTGCCAATACAGCTGCTTCAAAAATAGTAGCTGCTTTGGTTTTAAATTCTTCTGTTAGTTCTGCATCACCCAACATTGCATCAATGTCTTCTTTCATTGGGCGAACTGGTTTTTGATCTCCATTGTGTGGATTCATTTTACCAGTAGGTGCATCTTCTGCATCTTTTTCGTCTTGTACGTTGTTACGTGCATTGTCTGGGTTTGGTGTGTTACCACCATTTGGAACTGGGTTACCTGTACGAATTACAGCTTGGTCGCCAGCTTCAGCATTTTCTTTAGTGGATTTGCTGCCACCTTCAGTACCTGCAAACTTGGCTTCGTCTAATTTCTGTTTCTTAGACTCAGCTAAAATTTCAGCGATTTTTTGTTCGATTGACATCTATGTTCTCCTAACTGGATAGTTCTGTTATTTATTTATTATTTATCTGATTTTACTCAGAAAGCGTTGGAAAGCCTGCACCTTTGCTTCCTCTAGATTTCTAGAAGAAGTCTTTTTAATAAAGGATTTAACCTCTTCAATATGTTGTTCCACAAACTTTCCATCGACAAATATCCACTCTTTGTTCTCCATGATGCCTCTGACGTATGCGTCAGGAGCAGATGGATCAGCTACAATGTCTGCAGCTGTAGACAACATAAAGTCATCTTGAACTACCTGAACCCCCTCATTGTTTTGTTTGAGAGAACCCATTGCTCTACTTGATACTCCAAGATTTGCACCGCCATCTAATAGACCACGTGCAATATTACCCATTGGAGTTTCTAAAATCTTAGCACGACCAATATAGTTTGTGCCTTCTTTACGTAGTGAAGTGATCATGTGTGATACACGATCAAGGTTAATACCTGGACCATCTGGATGACCAAGTTCGCCATAAGCACGATTCATTTCAACGGCTTCTTTAAGATAGCGACCAACTTCTTTGTCCATTGTACCTTCTTTGTACATACGACCATTACGATTTACTAGTTCTGATTGAAGGAAGATACCTTCAATGAAGTATTGTTTTGGTTTACCAAGACCTTTATCTTCAACGATAAATTTAGTGTCTTGAACTTCTTCTCTAATTAGTTTCATAGTTAGACCTTATCTGGAGAACCACTTGCTGTGGTAGAAGCACCAACACGAGTAACATCTTCGTAAGCACCGTAAGTAGCTTCTTCAACTTTAGTAGCATATCCACCAACTTTACGAAGTGTGAGATAAATGTGGGCTTCTGCACCTCCGATTGTTACTACGATATCAGATGTATTTCCAACAGTATCTCTGTACCCATTACCTTCAAAGTTAAACAAACCATTGTGTTCTGGTGCAAATGCTAACACAGGAAGTGAGTTTCTTACAACAGTAATACTAGAATTTAATAGACCAGTTACTTGAGAAGTAATGATGTCAACAGTCTGTGTTCCACCAGAAAGTGCTTGTGTAGATGCTAAACAATCAGTTGCTAAACTAATAGTAGCAGATGCTGCAGTACCACTAATTTTGACAACAGTCTCTAAATTAGTGTTCTTTAAAATAGTCTTGGTGACAGCCATTTGTTATTCCTCTATTTGTTCAAGCACATGACAGAAGTTCTCTTTTGACTCTCTCATGTACTCGATAATCTCTGGTTGATTACCTAATAACTTATTTAGGTGATCTTGCGTTTGCTGATTAATTGCAACAATAGTTTCATCAGCAAGCACGTAGTGTAATTTACCTTCAACGATTCTGTCAAGTTTATTCAAAGAACGAATATTCTGAACAACAGGGTCTACGTTAAAAATGTTGGAAGAAGCAAGTTTAATATATGTTTCTATTAACGTATCTGTAACTTTTACATCATGGTATTCTTTGATAATACTAGCGACTTTTTCGTCTGATAATTCGTCGTATGATTCTTTTGATACTTGTTCTTCTAATTTTTGCGAGATATATTCTTGTTTGATAAAATCTTTTGCTTCTTCCAAACTTTTATACTTTGACTCTACGCCATTAATCAAAATCTTATTTTCTGATGTTCTTTCAATCAGATGTGAGTAAGATCTGATGCTTTCGACAACATCAGATCTCTTTAAAGATTTTGTTAATTGGTAGTAACGCATTATTCTACTTCTGTTTCTGCGTTTGGCTCTTCAGTAGATACTTCTACCTCTTGAGTTTTAAACATACTCTGTGCAACGTCTTGACGCATACTGTCTAATCTAGCAGAAATCTTTTCTGCCATTGCTGCTTGAAATGCAGCCTCTGTTCCAATTGCATCTTTGGCTTGAATCGCATCTACTAAATTTTTCACTGTTTCACTCATTTATTCACTCCTTGATTATCTTGTTTACCTTGGTCAGTTGGTGCTTCATCTGCTTGTGGTGCATTTGCCTGTAAAAAGTTCTGCTGTGCTGCTTGTGCCGCAGCTGCAACAGTTCCATCCATCTCAGCATGCTGCATCTGAATCTCACCATCTGATTCCATCTGTTTGCTCATCTCTTCCATTTCTTGTTCATTCATCTGAAGAATATTTTTACGAATCCAGTCCATAGAATAAAACTTACCGATGTATGGTTCTACTAATTGTAGAGTGGCGAGTCTAGCATTAAGAATTTCATTATCTTTTAATTCAGAATAATGATTGTCTTCGATGTAGTCATATCTAATTTCATGTTTTAAATCTTCCCATTCATCGGGACGAATAATATTTTTAGCTACTAACTGAACATATAATGCATCAGTAAATATATTAGAAAACTTCTTACGAAGACGACCAACAAATTTATGAAACTTAATCTCGTCACGAGAGATCTCAGTTGCTCGTCCAATACTAAATCCTGCTTGTTCCTGTAAACGACCAATTGGAACATTTAAAGCATGGAATAATTTATTTTGGAAATACTCAATGTCTTGAATCTCACCAAGATTCTGACCACCTGGAAGTGTAGTAATTTCAGTACCCTTACCACCTTCACGACGAGGCATCCAGAAATCTTCCATCATTGAAAGATGTTTTCTATCATCACGAGTTTCGCCAGTAGTGGCATCATACACAATCTTGTTACGGAATTTATTCATGATGTCCTGAACATATTGTTCAGCTTTTACTTTAGGTAAGTTACCTACATCAATGTAAAAAATTCTGCGTTCAGGTGCACGACTAATACGATAGATGACTAGAGAATCCTCAATCATCTTTAACTGATTTACTGGTTTGATTGCCTTATGTAAATAAGACATCATCATTCCAGTATTTGAATCTAAGTAACCTGATGGTACATAGACTACTGAATCTAAGGATAACTTAATACCCTGAGTAGTACTTTCAGTAATACCCTTGTCGTTATAAAGATAGTATTCTTCGATGTTCTTTATAACTTCAACACCTTGTGGTGTTTTTTCTTTAACTACGTTTTTGATACGACGAATTTTGCGAGGATCAATGTAACGTAATTCAACAATACCTTGTTTTAAATTCTTCTCATCTATTAAGATATGATAGTATAAACGACCATCAATATACCAAGTTCTAAAAGTGTCATGACCACAATCTTCAAATTTTAGAACACGTAAAATATTCCTAAACTCTTCACGAATTTTTTTCTTAATACTTTCTGAAACAGTTAGATCATCTAAGTTGATCTCTACTGATGGTTTGTGTTCATCAGTAACAATTGCTTCATTAATAATATCTTCAATCGCCATATCGCAGTCGCTGTATGAAGCAACTTCACGATAACGACGAATAAGATCATTTTCATTCTTAACGACCCCATCCAGATCCATGACCATACCGTAATAACCACCAGCATTTACGCCAGTATTTATTACGGTTGCGCCATCTTGAGGACTCGGAGGTACTACACTTCCAAGTTCTTTCTCTTTTTTACGACTTATCTCGAAGCCAAAAAATTGCATTATATAAACCTTCGGTTAAATTATAGAGGAATAGATCCAACTGGTGTGTCGATAGAAACATTAACTCCAAAGCCACCAGATGCACCTGTAGCAGATGTAAAGAAGTTGTATTGGAACTCTACATCAAACTGTTCAATAGCATTTTGCTGTTCGTAATCTAAACCAATAGCAGAAATGTTAGTAGGATAAGCATCAACAAACTTATAAGTCTTGATGATAGAACCAGAACGATCTAATTGATGCACTTGCATATCAACTTGATAGTCTGTTGGGTTTGTGCGACCAAGAGTAGTGTCATAATTCTGGATACCAGATTGCCACTGTTCTAGTGCATTACGAATACCGAAAGTAGTATCGTTGTAAATTGTTACAGTCCATGGTTGGAATGTACGCTCACCAGCAAAGTTAACTGGGCGACCTTTGAAGAGAACAGAGATGTTCTCTAAAGTAGAAGCAGGTAACTGAGCAGCCTTACACAAAAACTGTGCACGCTGACCAGCTACTGGACCAAGTGTAACAAATGATGGAAAAGATAATTCAACTCTAAACTGATTGGGACGAGCACCGCCCCCGATCATCTGTGATTTGAAATCAGCAATATTTGCCATTTAATTCTCCTTTGTTCTTTTCTTTATTTATTCTGAATTACGCACCGACTTCGCTGAAGTTAATTCCAGAGCGAGCAGCAACAAAGTTCAAAGTAATGTAGTTGATAGAACGATTTGGCTTAACGAAAATATCAGCAACAAATTCATTTGCGTCAATAACTTGTCCTGTGTTGTTCGAATCATCACACTTAACTCTAAAGTCTGTAATACCACGACGACCTTGGACATCACGCAGGAATGGCTCGATCAAGTTCTTAAACTGAGCACGAGTGAAAGGATCATTGAATTCAAACAACTGGAATTTAGCAGCTGTAGCAATCGCCTTTTCCATAACGATAAACAAACGACGCACGTTAATACGATCGAACGCACTTGGTTTAGCCAAGAGAGTCTTGTCACCGAATAGAACTGTACCTTCTCCTGGGAAAGTAACAACTGGGTTTACACCAGCTTTGTACAGTAGATCACGATCTGCTTTAGTAGGATTGTGTGCTAATTTAACAACACTCTTAATCTGACCACGATTTAGACCACCTGGAGAGAACCATGGATCTTGTTGGTAATCAGTGCGAGCACATAGACCAGCAATGTCACCATTCAATGGAACCCAACGATATACGTCATTGTAGCGATCATACTGATATTTGCAACCAGAATCTAGTACTGCATAAGAAGTACTTGGAAGTGCATTACGGTAAGCAATGATGGCATTTGTAGAACCAGAACCAGAACCAATAATTGGATCACCAGTAGAAGTGTTCTGTGGAGATGCAAACACTACGCAATCAAGACGAGTTTCTGCAACCGATCCAATAACAGCAGCAGTTGTAGCTGCATCTGCTTTACCCATCATAACTAATGAGATATCATAAGCAGCATCATCGGCAAACAATGCATAAGCAGTTTGTAGTTGACCAGCAGTAGCAGTCAATCCATCAATACCACCAGACAATTGACGAGTGATAGCTGTACCAACAGTAACAAAAGCACCTCCAACAACTGCAGTACTTCCCCAATCTGTACCTGATGCTGTATGATCCATCCAGTAGATATATTCTGAGTTTGTATTGATTACATTTTTGTAGTAGTTATTAGTACCATCAGACTTTTTCGCATCAGATGCTTTAGAAGCAAACGCAAATTTTTCTAATACATAACCTGGAACTCCAGTGAAGTAACCAAGTTGATCAATAACAACAATATGAACTTCATCTAAAGAAGCATTATTGTTTGCTGCATATGTTGAAGTAGAAGGAGCA